TTTACATTGGAACAACTAAAACAGGCAGCTTTATTTTACAAGTTGCTAACGCTAGTGACACAATGACTGGTAATGCAATCATTGTTGATACGGATACAAACGATAATGCTGAAGGTTTTATGACTGCAGCTGCTTCAGATACTATTACTTTAAATGGTACTACAACTGGAGGATTAGCTGGAACAATCATAACTTGCAAAGCAATCGGTGCTAACAGATGGGGCGTACAAGTCCACACTGGTGGTACTGGTGATGCAGCTACACCTTTTAGTGCAGCAGTAAGTTAATAATTAATTTAGTATGGGGCTTCGGCCCCATGCTT